GCAATTATTACAAGTACACCTAACTCAGATGAAGATACTTTTGCTACTATATGGAAACAAGCAGAAGATCGATTTGACGATCATGGTAACGAACAAGATATTGGTCGTAACGGCTTCCGCTCATTTGTATCTCAATGGTCAGAACATCCTGACAGAGACGAAGAATGGAAAGCAGCTGAAATTGGACGTATTGGTGAAGAAAAGTTCCGTCGTGAATACGGCTGTGAATTCTTAGTATTTGATGAAACACTAATTAACTCAATCAAACTAGCAGCAATGGAAGGTGGTGCACCTGTACTTAATATGGGTCAAACACGCTGGTATAAGAAGCCTACAAGCCAGTTTACATATGCAGTAGCACTTGACCCTAGTATGGGCACAGGAGGCGACTACGCTGCTATACAAGTGTTTGAGCTACCAAGCTATGAACAAGTAGCAGAGTGGCAACACAACCAAACTGCTATACCCGGACAAATACGTGTATTAAGTGACATATGTAAATACCTAGCAGAAGAAACAAAGAATCCAAACGGCATCTATTGGAGTGTAGAAAACAACGGTATCGGCGAAGCATGTCTTATTGTTATTAATGATTTCGGAGAAGAAAACATTCCAGGATTATTTGTGTCAGAGCCTATGCGCAAAGGACATGTACGCAAGTTCCGCAAAGGATTTAACACAACACACGGCACTAAAATTACAGCATGTAGTCGTTTGAAAACAATGATCGAAAACGATAAAATGCGTATACATTCAAAACCTTTAATTGGAGAACTTAAAAGCTACATTGCTACTGGCAGTTCATTCCAGGCCAAGCCCGGTACTAACGATGATTTAGTAAGTGCTACTCTACTTGCACTAAGAATGATGGCAGTATTAAAAGATTGGGATCCTCGTATATATGATACGTTTACACAAGCAGAACAAGACGATGATTACGAACCACCGATGCCTATCTTTATTAGCAGCAACTTTTGATAAATACTAATATGAAAAACCTTGACCAAATAGCAAAAGACCTATTCGCTAAAGTACGTGGACGCTTTCCAGGCGTAACCATTGGTAATAGTGAAGGCAATGTAACACAAGAGCCTACAGAGGCACGTTTCTATGAGTTTCCATTTAAAGAAGGTCAAGAAGAATTAGGTAAGATTAGTGTAAGTCTTTCAGAAGAAGATGGCGTAGTTGTAATGTACAGTCAGGACATTGCGGAGAATGATGTATATAAATCATCTTGGTATGATTTCTTAAAAGAACTCCGTGTGTTTGCTAAGAAGCGTATGCTAAACTTCGAAACTAGAGACATAACTAAAAGTAATTTAGAAAAAAGAGATTATCAATATCTAGCAAATCGCTCAGAGGACAGCAACATGAACGAATCAAAATTATACGGAACAAGCCGTGTAAGTTATCAGAATATCGACAACGCAAGACTTGTTATCAAACACACCGAAAGTGTTAACCAAGAGTTGGCATCAGGAAGAACTCAAAAGATTGGAAAGATCTACATTGAGAGCGCAGACGGTGAAAGATTCATGTATCCATACAAGCACCTAAGTGGTGCAAGAGCAATGGCACGTCACGTAGCAGAAGGCGGCAAACCATTTGATGACTTTGGTAAGCACATCACAGGATTGAGTGAAGAATTATCAAAACTGCGCAAGTTTAAAACTTACATGGGTCGTTCAGCAGTAATGGCAGAAAGCCTAGGCGAATACATGGAAATAGTAAAAGAGCGTATTAGTACAGTTAAGAAAACAGTTGAAGGTCTTCAAAAATCAAAGTATTACAAAGAAGCGTTTGAAGGATTTGAAACACCTATGCTAGAAGACGTTCCGGAAGATGTTGCTGAAAACTGGATCGATCAACTAACAATCAAACAGTTCAATGAGGAATTAAAAGACGTATTCCCATACATTTATAAATTAGTAGGTGAAGCAACTCGTGCTGTAGAACTAGGACCAGACGAACTAGAAGAAGTAGCAGGACCAAAGGATTGTTGGGACGGTTATAAGAAAGACGGTACACAAAAAGGTACTGGCAAGAACAAAGGCAAGCGTGTAAACAAATGCGTACCAGAAGATGCTGAACTAGAACTAGCGTTTGAAAAATCAATGGGTCAGTTTGCAGAAGGCGAAGACTGCGATGATTGCGGTTGCTCACCTTGTGAGTGCGATACACAAGATGAAGGTAATGCCTACTCAGGCGCTGTAGCACAAGCTAAAAAAGACGGTAAGAAAAAAGGTGACAAAGTTAAAGGCCCAGACGGTGATGAGATTACACTAGAAAAAGAAGATAAACTACCGTTAAGTGAATTCATTCTATCATACTTTGACAGAGACGCAGGCCAGTTCCCTAAAGGCGAAACAGCAGTATTAACAATGGTTGAGAAAGACTACGGCGAAGAGTTCATAGAACCCGCAAAGGCGTTTATAGAACGAGTAGGCCAGCTGGTAGCAGAAATGAATGGCTACAAAGAGGCAGAAGAAGACACATACGAACTAAACGACATTTCAAGATTAGCTGGTCTATAAAGATCAGCTAATTATTTGAAAAAACTTAGTATTTCAGACTTGACATGCTAAGTAAACGAGTGTAGTATATATACTGTGCTACACTAAAAAGGCACAAGAGCAACATTAAGTTGTTCTACACATAGGCATAACATTATAGGAGAAAAGGCACTATGGCATCATTAGCAGAAATCCGAGCAAAGCTCAAAGAACAAGAGAATCGTTCATCAGGCGGTTCAAACGGCCCAAGCGGTCCTAACCCAATTTACCCATTTTGGAATATGAAAGAAGGCGAGAGTGCAACTCTACGTTTCCTTCCTGACGGTAATCCTAACAACACTTTCTTCTGGGCAGAACGTTTGATGATCAAACTTCCGTTCGCAGGCGTTAAAGGTGAAACTGATTCACGTCCAGTACAAGTACAAGTTCCGTGCATGGAAATGTATGGCGATTCGTGTCCTGTACTTGCAGAAGTACGTGGTTGGTTTAAAGATCCAAGTCTAGAAGACATGGGTCGTAAGTATTGGAAAAAGCGTTCATACATCTTCCAGGGCTTTGTAACAGACAATCCGCTAGCTGATGATGAAGCACCCGAAAATCCAATTCGACGCTTTATTATTGGTCCACAAATCTTCAATATCATTAAACAGGCTCTTATGGATCCTGATATGGAAGAGTTGCCAACAGATTACACAGCAGGTGTAGACTTCCGTCTTAACAAGAGTTCAAAAGGCGGATATGCAGACTATTCAACATCTAACTGGGCACGTCGTGATCGCCCACTAGGTGATGCAGAAATGAATGCAGTTAATACACATGGCTTGTTTGATCTAAATGATTTCCTACCTAAAAAGCCAGACGAGACAGCAGTTCAAGTTATTAAAGAAATGTTTGAAGCGTCTGTTGACGGCGAACCATATGATGCAGAACGTTGGAGTCAGTACTTCCGTCCTGCAGGTATGCAAGCACGTACAGGTGATCCGACTAAAGCAGCAAGCCCACAGGCAACTGCTACAAGTCAGAGCGCACCTGCTGCGGCACCAGTTGCAGAAACGAAAGTTGACGATGTCCCTTTTGACTCAACGCCACAGGCAGCACCTGCTCCAGCAGCAGAAGCACCTGCGGCGGCACCAGCAGAAGGCGGCAGCGCACAAGACATTCTAGCAATGATCCGAGCACGTCAGTCATAATAATAGCAAGCTAAAAGGGTTGCTTTTTAAAGATGCAACCCTTTTTAGTTGCTCAGCTTTTTAGATTAGGAGAATATATATGGCGAATAAATCATTCGATCCGACTAAGTTTCGGACAGCTCTAACAAAGAGCATCACAGGCATGAGTTCTGGTTTTAACGATCCTACTGATTGGATTTCAACTGGTAACTTTGCACTCAACTATCTTATTAGTGGCGACTTTCACAAAGGTGTTCCGTTAGGTAAGGTATCAGTATTTGCAGGCGAATCAGGCGCAGGCAAGAGTTACATTGTATCAGGTAACATTGTAAAGTCAGCACAAGATCAAGGTATCTTTGTTGTACTAATTGACTCAGAGAACGCACTTGACGAGTCGTGGCTTAAAGCACTTGACGTACAGACTACAGAAGATAAACTACTAAAACTTAACATGGCAATGATCGATGACGTTGCTAAAACTGTTAGTACGTTTATGAAAGACTATAAAGTAATGCCTGAGGAAGAACGCCCTAAAGTATTATTTGTAGTTGACTCACTTGGTATGCTTATGTCACCAACTGAGCAGAATCAGTTTGAAGCAGGTGATATGAAAGGTGACATGGGTCGTAAGGCTAAGGCACTTAAAGCACTTGTAACTAACTGTGTTAACATGTTCGGTGCATACAACGTAGGTATGGTAGTTACTAATCACACTTACGCATCACAAGACATGTTCGACCCAGATGACAAGATCTCAGGTGGTTCAGGCTTTGTTTACGCATCTAGTATTGTTGTAGCAATGAAAAAACTAAAACTAAAAACAGATGCAGACGGTAACAAGACATCGCAAGTACACGGTATTCGTGCAGCGTGTAAAGTAATGAAAACACGTTACGCTAAACCGTTCGAAGGCGTTCAAGTCGAGATTCCATACGAAACAGGTATGAATCCGTACTCAGGCATCTTTGATTTACTTGACGGCAAAGGTATGCTTGAAAAAGTAGGCAATCGCTACAAGTACGTTACGTCTGAAGGCGAAGAAATGTTGGAGTTCCGTAAGAACTGGACAGGTGATAAACTCGATATTGTTATGGCAGATTTTGCATTAAAAGAGTCACAAGTGGTAAATACCGCTGAAGTTGACGAAGAAGCAACTGATGAACAAATCGAGGAAGCCACGACTAATGAGTGAAGATCAAATTTCAGATATTTGGATTCTTTTTAGAGAATACATTGACAAGAAACAAACAGATGTTATTGCAGAAAAGTTTATTGACTTGCTAGCAGATTACGGTGTAGATGATCCTGTGTTTAAGGATTGTCTAGGCATTGACAGCACACTAGATGGTGCAATAACATACTACTTAGATCTTGATGATGTAGATAATGATTACGACGATGAAGAAGAGGATTATTAATGG